CTATAACCCCCGTAATGTGGCCTTACGGTAGCGAGACTGACTTTGTCAGTAGTGGTTTGAGTTTTGTTTCTCACCGGACTCAGCGTCAACCGGTGTGTTTGTTGCCTCAAGAGTGGATGAGGGCTTTTCTTTTAAGTGCAGCTTAAAGTTATGACCCAATTGATTCATCTTTTGATATTTCTCTGACGAGGGATTCTGCAACTTCTGCAAGTTTTTCATCTCCCACGAGTCTGTTTACTAATATCCTCGCTGCGGATGGAAGAGCGGTTTATATCATACTCTTCAGATCCATGTTAATGTTTAGTTTATCTAAGCCTTTATTAATTAAATCGACTGCGGATTATAGCATCGGTAATTTCCAGATATTAATACCTGTTAGCATCTCAAAATTGTTGAAGTATTCGTTTGTCAATTGCTGTCTTCTCAACAACTCTAAAGGTGTAGAATAATTAACTAATTGTGCATCGTATATTTCCAAGAAATTTTAGTCGTTATTTGGTATACCTTCTAAGAATCTAACGTATTCAATCTCAAATGTCATACCATTGTTTCCTTACCCTGCTTAGACGTTTTCAAAAAGGATTAAAAGAGTCTTTGGTCCGAATAACGAATGTTGAAATATGTTTGCTGGTTATCCTTGTTGGCTTGCCTCAAATTCAATTGGCCCAACGAATCTATTGTCGGCCTACTGCCCTGGTGGGTCCGCAATAACGTTACCAAACTGCTGATATTTTTCTTTTTATATGAGATATAATGAGTTTTGAATGTCGTAGAATTATCCTATATCATCAGCATTATCTGGCCTGTATCTGAATTCGAACAGAGTTCCTTTCTTTAAACATGTATCCTACGCTTATGCTGGATAAATTTTTAAATAAGCCGAGTGTTAGTTGTCTTTGCTATCAATAACATCTTTAATAGAATACACTCCTTATTGAGCATTTGGGAAATAGGTCGCATGAATGACTCCAGTTTCAGTATCTGATCTTGACACTTTCGATAATCTCACTGCACCTCCCACTAATCTTGCATATGATATCATGCCTTTTGTGTCGGTCTTGGATGTACCGTCTGATCTGGGTAGTGTATTAACTTGCGTAACGTTGTCTGGTGTAATATAATGATATCTTTACCATGGCCCTTAGTCTCCATTGTTCTGGACAAGTGTGGCCGGTGTGTTTATGAATGAATTGTTTGTTGTCTAAAACACTCCTGCAACGCCCATATTTGCTGCGTTCAAAGAAACTACACAGATTCCAGTTTGTTAAGTGATTGTAAAGATGAGTGATTTTCTCTCCACCCACGCGTATGTTTTTTATCCTGAAAAATCTGGTTCCCTGACAGCGTCAGAATGCCATGGTGCTGCATGCATGTACATGTATTTCTTTTCATCGTGGTGATCCGTTGTTGCTGATATGTTTTTGAGTTTATTCATAACTTCAACAACATCACTTACCACTTTATGGTCTTGTTGTATTTTCATTCCGATTTGCCTGGCTTCATTATTTTTCATTATTTCATTTTGTTTTTCAATTAAGGGAGCGAGCGTGCGTGAATAGTCTGGCATCTATATTTCACCTTCGTGATTTTGGTCAAAGTAATCAGGAACCATAACAGCTCCGTAATTTTCAAAGCTATCATCATCATAATTCACATTTTTAAAGATTTGTAAATCATCACCATATCGTTTTGGCATTTGTGCACCGTAGCCTTTCTCATATTTCGGGTATGGTAGATTTCCTCTATTTTGTTATTAGTTTCTGAATAAATTTGAGTTTTCTGGTGCGATTGCTATTTTATTGTATTTTGATCCTCCTTTAATATTTAAGTTTTTAGCAATCTGAGAAAATTTTATATATTATGATCTGGCAGGGACGTAAACATCTCTATCTACTTCTGCAATTCTTCTTTCTTGAGCTTTACTATTGTAATCAAGTTTGGCGTTGTGGCTGGTAAATTGTTCAATCCATTTCCTAAATCCTTCTTTACCGAGTCTTTATTTCATGTCTTTTCCAAAAGCAACATTAACCCAAACTGTTGATCCAAGACATGCGAGAGGTCCTAGTGATGCTCTAGCCATATCTTCTGTTTCCTTGTCGTAAACAAAATAAGTTAAGTGTTCCGTATTCTTATTATCTAAGATTGTTCCGAAATTAGAGCCTAATTGATCATACCTCCCTGCACTTGCAGGATGTCTCCTCCATAATGCTCCTACTGCAGTACTTAGTTCTGGGACTGCCATATTTTAAGATAGTAGATCTTGAATCCCTTAAAATAAATCAGCATCTCCTAAATCGAATTACCTTTATTCAGCTGGAGCGTTAGCTTGTCGTCTAAAATCTTATTTTTATGCAGATTTCTTTTTTCCTGCTCCTCCATCAATAACTTCTCTTTACATGTTTTCGAATTCTCGTACTTAAGTATTTTTATTTATATTCTTAAGCCCATTCGTGGGTAAGGCTTGGTCTCTAGTCAATGGTCCTCCTAAGCTACCTTTAATTTTGAAAGCTTGATATGAAGGCTTGAAATCCTCCTTTTGTGTATTTTTAGCAATTCTGGATTTGATATGTATATTATCAAAAATAAGTGGGTACTATTACGTTGTTATTGGGACAATTCTTGCTTGATAAAAATGTTTTCCTTGTTAAATTTAATTTTAAATGTGATATTAAACATGGTCATATAATGCATCTAGTTCCTGACCGTAGACTTCATTGTACTTCTCTATTTCTTCCTGTGTGTACTGATGTAATGTATTGATTTTGTATTTATTCTCTTGGTTTTCGATATACATCTTGTAGCAATCACTGAAATCAAAGTCACGTTTTTCCAATGGGAGTAGTAGTAGTAGTAGATCATGAAGTTTAGTTCCGAAGCATTCTGCACAACCACTCATTATTTATTAGTTAACTATTTCTGCTTGTTTTGAATTAAATGCAGTGCCATAATTATGTTTACTGATACCAATCTTCTTTAAAACATCAAAAGGTTTCTTGCATGCAAAATAGCTTAAAGTGTCAGAATTCTGTTTGCCTGTTTAATTAACTTAAAAGAATTGCATCTTGCACATACTCAAGCCGTTCAAGCCTGAATAGCTGCCTTCAGATTTAAGATTGAAACCTGTGACTGCTTTGGATTCTTTCAGTACGTATTCCATCATAAGTGAGCATAGAAATGCAATTAATCCATCGTCCCCTTCGACGACGCTGCGGGCATCAAAATATGCATAAATTTCTTCATCTGTGAATCCAAGCCCGTACTTATCATTAACGTATAATTGCAATGCAATCCATGTTTAAGCCTGTGTTAACGTATTGAAATGCGCTGTTGGGAATAAGCCTGAAAATCTGCTTGTAAGTCCTTCGCAGGTTAGATCCGCTCCGACTAATTAATGGTCATGTCCACAAGAGTCCACTAACCACGCTCTCATTTCTGGAGCGATTTCTAATAAAGTGTCATAGTCTGAAGATATGTATCTATCAGTTTGAGCTAAATCGAAGGTTGTAACATCAGTTTCAATTATATTTTAAACACCTTACAATCTACTTATAATATGTTCGTTACGCTATTCTGGGGCTTTTCCTTTAATTAAATATGGAAGTTTATCAATGACCTTACTTATCTTTTAAAATAATGCACCTTAAACGGCTCTTCTTACATCATTGGAGTATCTTATGGGTCTAGGTTTACTAACGTTTGGCAAATACTCTGACTTCGTTGAGAAAGTTATTGAATTAGGTATATCATGTTTTTAAAATTTCTTTTGTATGTTGTTGATAGTTCTTTCTTTTTCTGCTTATGGTTTATCAGATTTCTGTATGAAATCTATTGCTAAGGCCTGTAACTATTCCTAATCTGCTATGTCAACGTTTGTTATAAATTCTTAATATTCTTCATCTTCAGCTAAGAGTTGCTTTATTTAGCTCACGACATGCTTTCTGGCTTTTTCGTAATATTTATCGAGAAAGTTCTAACAATGATATTTTCCTCCATTCTAAGCTCTGAAGTTAAGACAACTAACTAAATTGTGTCGACATTATTTATGATAAGTAACAGCGGTGTCTTACATGAAAAGTGCGGTAATAGGAGTGAACTTCTCTTTACATGGTTTACTGAATTCATTAATGAAGTTTTTATTCAGTTATTTGATTTTGATGGTTGAGTATGCATTTAATTTTTCGTCATTATCACAACCGTGTCTGATGTAAGGCATGTCAACTTTATTGCAAGATATATTGCATGCGGGATCATCTAATTGGGCATGTTTAGGATTAGTACAAACCCTGAGCTGAGTGACTTCAGATTATACCGTTGCGGGCATAACATCGTTGATATCTTTTCTAACTTTCTCATCTGTGTTTGCTATATTAAGTGTGTGTACGTCATTATTGTTTACCATTGCCTTGATTCCTGATATGTCACCTTATGCTAATTATGCCGTCAGCGCTTTACCTTTAAGTGTTGAGTACACTTCAGAAAACATGCTATTATATGAGTTGAATCCTATTCTCTTTGCTTCAACGTTTTTCTTAATCCTGATTAACGTGTTTTCAACGCTACTTTCTCCTCTGTTTACATCCTATATTAAGTCTTAAAAAGCATCATTGTTCATAATGTCACTCTATGAAGCATTACACTCAGTACACTCATCTGTTCCATTGTATTTGTCTTTAAGGATTTCTGGTAGCCTGATTCCAACGTAGCTCAATAGCTGAAATTTAGCTTCGGTATTTGGAATTATTTGGGCACTTGTGAACGCATTGTGTATATGATGCACTCCATGTGTCCATTAACAAGAAAGTGCTGGACAATCAGTCGCTCTAAATACTCCTTAATCGAGTTTTCTTTCAATTGTAACAGTATATGCATGTCCGTGGTGAGCGATAACTATAAAATCCGGGAACATTTATGATTTTCTAATTTTATTAATTCTATCAGGGTGTCCTTTGTACACGGGTTAATTAAAATTCGTGGACCAGATCTCCATCGCCAATCCTGTTTCCTAAAGCACACTCTCATACTCACTAAGATGCACTCCATAACCATATGTTGCCTTTGGTATTTCAATCGTGCGTGCTCCTAACTCATGCTTAATCTGCATCAATTTGGCGTTTCCTGGAGCTTCATGTTTATTTTTCAGTTATTTCGATTCTTCTTCATATTTTTAAAGAGTGATTTAGTCATTTTTCTCCTACAGGAAAGGTTAAAGATAACCACCGTCGGCTGAATGTAGGTCTGGTGGTTCTAAACCAACTTCTTAATCAAGGTAATACCTTTTCATCATTGAATAATAGGACATTGCAACTTCGACACAATTGTATTAAGTTGAGCCCGAACCACAGTTTATTATGTTACTAAAAGTAATGTGGGCATTATATCTATGAGCTGCAGTTTTCTTATATTTATCGTTTATGAAACCTAGTAATTGTTTAAATGAATAATTTTGTGATGCGTAAGGTTTACTATCACATTACATCTTGACTTTGTTTTAAGAGAGTTCTATATCCTCTGAAAGACTAGCACCTATCTATCCAAAATCTCTTAGTTTATCGTGTACGGCTCTCATGAAACTACTCGATGCAGAATACATCACATCAACTTCTTCGACGATTTAGTGTTTATGTTAAGAAACTACTACTCTTGACATGTATTTAGCAGCGAGAACAAGAATTGCAACGTCTTCTGCTTGGTAGTACTTATCGAAGAAACTGGGATTATCGTTTTTCTTATTATTCGAAGTAACGCCGAATTCTTTTTGACATGAGTATCCGATTTTATTGCTTATTAATGTGGATATCTCAGCTAATGAGTAACCAGTTGCGTTAAGTGGTACTTGATCTTGGTTCTTGAAAGATTGTTATAAATCTAGGATTGTTGCAGATGGAACGAATTTTTATTCTAAAGTTTTGTCCCATACTTGTAATTAAATGAAGGCCTTGTTATCATTGAGGAATATATTCAATTAAATCAGATCCTGAATTGTGGGTAAACATACTACGAAAACATTTTGTTTATATGCAAATTGCAAACTTATTAGTCTTTGTGTTTTTGGATCTAATTCAATGTCAAAAGCTATGCCTACTGCTCCCTAAGCTCTTGTGCAAATGTAAACGATGTATTCAAGAACAATTTAAAGTTGGGCATTGTACTATACCTTGAACACCATGTCTGTTTGTTCTTTATCCTCACTAGGATGTTTAATTAAAGGAGCTAATTTACCCAGTCTGTTGAAAGTGACATAGAATGTGTGTGGCTTCTCAGGCTTAAAAGAGCTCTAACCAAAATATTTGTAAATATCATTAGTGTCAATTTTAATTTAATTTTTGAGTATCAGCTACTTTAAGCGTCCTTATTAACCAAAGTCTTACGTGTATTATCCTGACAAAGACATCAAAAGTTGAACAGTAGCGAGATTTAATCTTAAAAGATTTGAAGCGAGTGTACATACAACTTAATGAGTGTTTTAATACTTTGTAATCGCGAGATTATCTTTATATTTTAAAGATAGTATAGCTCCTGCAGGTTTATCTTCAAAAAATTACATTGCCCCGAATGGTGTAGGTTAACATGGACCGTAATAGTCACCTCCGTCGATTCTCTTGTCACATTCGTAATTTTCATTATTGAATTTATCGTCCTCCTTGATTATTTCTTTCATATCTTCTAAGTTTACGGCAGGTCCCATTTGTCCGAGATCGATAGTTAGGTGTTCATTTCTATCATTCCCTTAAGGGTAGGATGGCAGCCACGATTGTTTGGCTCTTTAAATGAATGACATCTTTTCTACGATTTATGCCTTATCAGATTCTTGTTAGCCATCACTATCGAGTTTTTCAATTTCTGTTGACTCATTGCCATTAGATGCTCTATTAATCATGGTCGGTGGGAACTGCATATTATTATATTGCTTTTGTGCCAGATTAACTACTACTACGAGAGTGTGTTCTATTTATTCAACACAGCGTCTAGCTATGTATACTTGATCAACTCCCTTACTGTGACTCAATTTGTACAAAGTTTCGGCCCATTTAGAATTACCTTTAGTGAGTGATAAACCATCTTCTAAGAACATACCCTGTTAGGTTAGATACGATTTGAGGTCTAAAGTCACACTAACTGACGCTCTTAAATCGGTTAAATCACTGTAATATTCAGTTTGATTTTTGGGAACGATAGCTTTGGTTAGGAGTGCATAATAAAAGATGCTCTCACTAATTCTATGTAATTGATCTATTTCGTCATATGTTTCATTGTCAAGGGTTGTTCGGTACAGCTAATCAGAAATGTATTTGTTGCTTATCCATTCGTTTACAACTATACTGAAATAAGGGTTATGTGCTTAAATGCTTGACATGTAGCTTGCCAACTTAACGAGGTTCTGCGTATTGCAATGTTTAATCATGTACATCATAATAGTCTTAAGCATTGTCCTGATATATTTTTTGATATCAGTGTACATGTCCGAGGCGTAAAATCTATGGAATTAACGTGGGGGATGTTTAAGCACTAACTCTTATAATAGATGGTTCTCTCCAGTTTTTTTCCTATACTTGATGTTGATTTCATTTTAGTAGGGATAAACTATTTATATAGCTACCTACTGCTGCAAGTCCTCCTCATTTGCTGCGTCAACGGTAATATGATGTTAATCAAAATAATTGTCATCCGAAATTAAAATTTTATGATCACGACCGGAAACGTAAGGGTTTTGATTAAGCACCAAAAGAGATGGGTATCTTACGTAAAGATATTTAAGTAGAATTTTCTTAAGCCCAACACAAGTCTGATCAATCCTGCTTAATAGATCATTTAAAACTTGAGAAATGAATTAAGTCTATTCATTTACCTTGCTGAATGTGTACTAAATGAATTCTTGTATTACGTCAATTGCTTCTTGAATTTTTATAGCAAAAGCTCCAGCAAGAGCTCTACTAACTTTTTACGCAACAAATTAATAAAGTTTTGAGCATGGATCTTTCAATTGTTCGTGTATATTAACGAAAAGATGCCTAATAAACTCATAAGCTTCCTGGATTGCAATGGTTAGAGGATTTCTGCTAATCGCGCTGAAGTTGGTTAATATTGCAACTTCATTATTTTTCTTCTCTATACTTTTAACAACCTTATTTTATTTACTAAGGGTACATTCGGTATATGTAATTGAAATTTCATTTTTACCGGTCACAATGGTATTTTACATCTCAATAGGAACGGGTATGCTTTTGTCGGTGATGCTATTGGTTTTATGATCATAAGCAAGTTCCCTTTCATGTAGATCGTAATAATTGTGACGCATGGTACCAACATAAGCAATTTTGTGAATTATCATTGGGTAGCATATTCGAGTATCAACTCCCTTAAATGTTACTGCTGGTTTAATCATAGTGTGAGTAAGCGATAGAGAAAGATCTGATTGAAGACTGTAGTTATTTGCGTGTTCTCTCGATGATTTATAAGATTCGAATGTATACAATTAGGAAGTAGCTATAATCTCATAAAAGATGGTCTGTGGATCTTTTTAGTGATATGTTATCTCTGAATTTGACGCAATGGCTTCATTTATTATCATAGCTAATAAAGACTGGTTCGTAATGCAAACTTGGCAAGTTTTGCGTATTTCATATTTGTAAATAATTTTAACAATGCTCTTGCAATTTGGTGTGACAGTCTTTAGCCCCTCGATGTATGGGATGGTTTGAATATAATCAAGAGAAAACTAATGATTCTTAAGATTTTGAATGATTTGCGCTTTATTATTCCCTTTAGCTATGGAATTACTTGTGACATATTCCGGTATGTTTTCAATGTGATTAAGTAAGGCTACGTGATAATATGGGACTATTAAGACTTACTCTCCTATTATTAGGGTACACTTTTGTATTGAATTATCAATAATGACTTCGCAAGAGTTCTGATTGCCTATGGAACTCTGTGAAGGAACAATGTATTTAACCTTGCAATTTCTGCTCACTTATCTCTCCTGTTAGACAGCATTTTTATGCTCCATTTTAACCCAGACGTAAATTCTAGTATTAAGGAATTTAAATTTTTCAATGATACTGTAAGCATATACACCATCTTTAACGATTGTATTATACTTATTGCTTACAGATGGCTAATGAACGTAAGTCTCTTCAGCTCCTTCATACTGTATAATGAATTGATCACCGATTTAATCAAACACGCTAGTTTGGCATAAAGCTATACATTAATTGTTGAACGTTAAATCGACATAATCGTTAACTTTATCGATGATGACATCTGGTTGACATTGACATATCTAATCTTCTTGCATGTAATAAGTTTGGTCAAAATAGCAGTGTATCAACTTTGCTTTGGGATTTTTGGGAATTGTTTCTATATCGAAGGAAATGTGAACTGTACCTCTTTATGGTATGAATTTAAGCCACTCATTTATGTTGACTGTATCTTTAGCAGCGTAACTTGTAAAATACATAACGACGTTACAACATTATGATAAGTAATCGACGTACTAGTTTTCACGTTTGTAGGCAGGGTTGATTAATACGATAGTAACTGCTTAACTTGAAGCAACGTACTCATTTATTATTTTATAAAAGTGGACCATATCGTGTTATCTTTAATACTACAAGAGGTAGTGCTAATTTGCGACTATTCCTTTTTAACTATAGAAGTCAACTGAGTCGATATTGTTAAGATATAGCTTGAACCATTGTCTAAATATTGCTGGGTTAGTGGTATCGGTCTGATAATGTTTCAATGCTAAATGGAATTGATTAGTTCTAAAAATCCATTGATCATTTAAAAATTGCTCGTAAGTTTTATATGGAACAAAAATTCCAGAACCTGCATAAGGAGTGCAAGTAGGCAATTTACTTATTGATGACACTTCGAATAATTTTTTTCTGTAATCATGAAGTTCATTTGCGAACATCAGTTGAGTTTCGAGAGAGACTCTTCCAAGGTCAAATTAAGCAAACTCGACCGCAACTTGCTTGAAAGTCTTTGTTTTATCTTTTAAAGCGATATGTTATTGTTGGTCTCTAATGTGTCGTTCATCAGCACAGTTGAAAAATTGTGAATCGCTCATAACCTTAAGTGCATCATAGAGGTACTATTCATTATAATCATCAGTGCTAATATTCACTTTAAACTTGTCCATAATGATCTTGTTAAGAAATTATTTTCCGTATATAGCATCAATGAATTAAAATTTTTATTTGTGTTGTGCATACTTAACCAAACCTTTGTAAGCCATTGCCGCAGATATGTCGAGAAGACATTAGTAATCGCCAGCTTTACCAAGAATAGGTTGTTTGTACACTAGGTCATGAATTTAGGCTTGTTAATATTTAGTTGGCTTAGTGTTATTAAATTCATTTTATGAAACATAGTATTATAACAGTCCTTATGGAAGATTATGCTCTAAAGTCCCTTTGAAAACAATTTCGCTTTAAATGCCTTGTTTGATCTGTTCCACCTAAAAGTCAAATGGTTATTAAATTACTTTACTTACTTTGAGCGTTTCATCATAAAATTTTTAATCATTCTGTATTTAGTTAAGTACGCTTTCAATATCAGCTTTTTGCATCTCGACGTATCCCATACCTTTAAGGCAATCATTAATGCAACTCATTGGTCTAGCGTACTCACTCATTGCTATTGCCTCAATAGCGACAGCATCAATAACCTAATTACCAAAATCAGCAAGAGCCGTCTTAAGTTTAATGCAGACAGTATCAAATTTGAATGGTGTATTGTCAGCCAAATAAGTATGAGCAGCAGAGTCAGGATTCCTGTCTAGTTCATTGAATCCGTGATAAGGCATTTCAAGACTTCCTAATGGGTCACATTAACTAATAATTTTCCTATACTTAACAATTGACTCATCTTAACTAAATAAGTGGTCTTCCTGAGTAACAAGAGCATCATCTCTCTATTGTTATAAGTCGGGATTTGGTATATGACCAAGATATGAAAAACACTCTCCTTTTTGATTTTCGTCTCCTGTGAATTCATCTGCAGTTAGATAAAACTCTTCGTCAATGTACTTTTGCGCTCTTTCTTTTTCTCTTCTCTAGTTTCCTTCTTATTCAGCATGTGCACCTCTTCCTCCATCCTGGTATATTTAACGTCCTCCGTTGTAAGGACCGGCATTGTTTTAGAAACCTCCTCTTTAAGGTCTCATGCCACCAAAGTTCATGACTCCTCTTCCTCTGCCGCGTTGGGCTTGCATACCGAGGGGTTATTAATTGATCTCTTAAAAGATCAGCTCTTCCATCTGACCTAATTTATCCAGTTCAGTAATTGCACCTTATTCTTCTTTTATAAGATTAAGGTGACTATCATCTTGATAGTTGAAGATCGTGTAGTTAAATAAATCGCTTTTAATCTTCATTTAAACTTTACTTGGGATTTCAGTGGAATACATAGTTCCTTGTTTTGTTTGGACTTTGATTACTCTTCTAACGATCATTTCCCTTTCAAAATCTCTGTAGATGAGATTCATAATTTCATTTTTGGTTGCAATTTTTGCACCCTGGCATATCTCATAATCATCATGGAAAGACCCAGGAATGTATATAGTTCTAAGGAACTTCATGCAATTTTAGATGTTGATCTGTGATTCATTAGTGCAATGAAGGAGCTATTTTATATCACAGTTTTTAACTTCAGATAACCCCTGATGAATCTTATGAAGTCTCAATAACTGTAAATTTTCTTTGCAAACACTCTTTTTATGAAGCTTGAAGCTGACCTCATACATTTCTTTCTTGGCTTTACTTATTTCATCTTAGGTGTAGGTTAAATTCTCATTAAGCCATTTATATGCCAATGCTTTTTCCCAGAAGTCATATTGAATGAGCTTTGCGTGAGGAATGGTCTTGAAATGCAAGAACCAGACTATTGGGTCATGGGTGTTTTCTGGTTGTAGTCTATTCTTTAGTAAAAGGTCTGCATTGATTATTGAATTAAAGATAAGTTTTGAGGTCTATACTTATTCTTGATCGTTCTGCATGATATGCTTAAGAGCATCTGCTAATGGCTTTGGCAGGTTAACTGCATCATCTGACAAGTCATTCACTATGTCCACAAGCATTCTTATCACCATTGTGATTTCAACTTCAGGGTTGTTCTTTTTGTAATGCTTCATTATATTTTTGACTCTCTACTCGATAGTTAGTGATGAATTGGAAATAAATTTATTGATGTAGATCTAGGTATCATTTTCCACTCCCTGGCCGTATGTGTCAATCATATGGGCGTTTATTGGAATGTTGTGTTCAAGGGAGTAGTAGTAGTTTTATGTGAAACTCCACATGTTAAGGATGAACTCGGAGTCTTTGATAAATCTGTCAAAATTAATTTCGGTACAAAACGCGAGTTTGAACAACATGAAATACATGTAACAGTACATGTCCTCCTCATTTGCTTTAACCCCAAGATAGTCGTGAATGATCTTTGCATATGAGGTTCTTTTAGCGATACTCTTTTTATGAGCGTTCTTGGTAACTAAAAGTCTGTAATTTTCAGGAGATTTAACGTAATTTTAATTAAAAGAGTCACCTTTTCCTAGTGTAAACGGTATAGTTAGTTAAGGTGTGATAAGCTTAATCTCATAATCCATATATGGTCTGAGGAAAGAACGAACAAGTTCGAAGAAGAACTGCTCGCCAGGTTTTATTGAAGATAGTTTTTAGGGTAGTTTTT